GATATGGTAATCCTGGACGAGTCCACGAGCTTCAAGAATCCGCAGTCAAAACGGTTCAAGGCGATGAAGCTGGTACGGTCGAGAATCAGCCGTCTGGTTGAGCTGACCGGCACACCGGCCCCGAACGGTCTCGAGGATCTGTGGGCGCAGATATACCTCCTTGACGGTGGCAAGAGACTGGGACGGACGATAACGAGCTTCCGCGAGACTTTCTGCAAGCAGGACCCGTCCTACCCCGGACAGCAGTACCGGACATATTCCCTGAAGGCCGGCGCCGACAAAGCAATTTGGGAGGCCATCTCGGATATCTGCATCAGCATGAAGGCTGAAGATTATCTGAGCCTGCCGGATTACATAGAAAACACGGTGCCTGTGGCTTTGGACGGCCCAGCGCTGAAAGCTTATAGGCGTCTTGAACGCGAAATGCTGCTGGAGGTGGACGAGAACACGATTACGGCCAGCACGGCGGCGGTGTTGAACGGCAAGCTGCTGCAGCTTTGCAGCGGGACCGTTTACGACAACAACCACCGGGCCATACACGTCCACGACTGTAAAGCAGAGGCGTTTATGGAGCTTATCGAGCAGCTTCACGGCGAGCATGCCCTGGTCTGTTACTGGTTCCAGCATGAGAAGGACAAGCTGCTTGAGGTGCTATCGGGTACGAAGCAAAGGGTCCGAGTGTACCGGAACGCCGCCGATGAGCAGGCTTGGAACGCCGGAGAGGTCGATCTGCTGCTGCTGCATCCTGCCAGCTGCGCGTACGGCCTGAACCTGCAGCAGGGAGGGCATCACATAATCTGGTACGGCTATCCGAACTGGAATCTGGAGCTTTACCAGCAGGCCAACAAGCGCCTGCACAGGCAGGGGCAATTATATCCGGTTTTTGTCCACCATCTGGTCGTCCAGGGCGGCATGGATGAGGACGTAGTGGCCGCGCTGCACAGCAAAGGCGACACCCAGGAGGCGCTGATGCAGGCGCTGAAGGCGAGAATAGGAAGATATACGGGAGGTAAAACGGCATGAAGGCAGAAGTGTTTAACCAGATAGTAGAAGCGCAGCTTGAACGCTGCCGAAAAATACTTTGTCTCAAAGCGAAGGAATATGCTACCGAGGACCGGCTTCACAATTTCCGCGTGGCCGCGGCTCTTGAGGGCATAACTGTGACGCAGGCTTTGGTTGGCATGATGGCCAAGCATACGGTGTCTGTATACGATATGGTAATGAGCGGGCAGAGTTATCCGATGGAGCTTTGGGACGAGAAGATAACGGACCATATTAACTACCTGCTGCTGCTTAAGGCGGCGGTGGAGGAAAGCGAGTAGGAATAGAGTCAGGCATTGACAAGGGGGCCATGAGATGGATTATCGCAAACTTGCTATTGACGAGCTTCGCAATATCGAGCAGCTTAGAGCTGCCGAGAAGGTGTGTCGGGACAGGCTTGCAGAACTGAATGCTGAGCTTCACAGTATAAAGATTCCGTCGCCACAAACGGACCCGGTGAAGGGAGGCGGTAATAAGGTTGAAGAGCGATGGCTTAATCTGATCGCGTCCAAGACGGACGAAGAGAGGCGGCTTAAAAGCATCCAGCGGAGATTGAGGCGCTTCAATACTGCCTGGGCGGTGCTGAGCGAGAGGGACCAGGCTGTCCTAACAGAGTTTTACATAACAGGAGGCAAGACCCCCGCTGAGCGTATAGCCACTAAAGAACACTGTGATGTGCGTACCGCCTACAGGTGGAGGGACGAGGCAATTATCTGCTTTGCGAGGGCTTTTTTCGGTGAAGTCGTGGCCTGAATGGGTGTCAAAAACGTGTCAGTTTTATGTCATTGATTTTTGAACTCTCCGATGATATAATGCTATCGTCAATAAGTGTATCCAAGGTCGTGCCGGTTTTCCGGGGCGGCCTTGTTTTTTGACAAGAAAAAATCCCCGCCTTATTCAGACGGGGGTTCTGTGGCGCGGTCGAGCGAGCGGCGCGCGTCCTCTATGATGAGAAAACGGACGTATTCGCTGGCGTTCATGCCGAGCCGCGCGGCGCTGGCTTCTAGTAAATCCTTGACCTGCGATGAAAGCCGAATATTGATTTGCGTATCCTTGTTTGCCGGTTTATTGGACATCGTGTTTTCTCCCCTTTACCATTTGAACAATTGACAGCACGACATCGACCGCTATGAGCACAAGGATAATGATGTCAACAGCTGCAAGATTGCTAAAGTCGATAAGCTTTAGTACAACCAATAAAATGAGCGCCAGCGTTAAAAGATTTTGCAAATGCTTCACTTTTTCGGATGGAAATGGTATAATATGATTACCCCCAGAGGGGGGAGGAGGCTTATCGCCTCCTCCGGCTCTTGCCTTTAGATTTGGTTAGTTCTATTAGCTTGCCGGCAATTTGGACTACTAACCATATCACGGTGAGAGCCTTTATTATTTTGTCTAAGTCCATTCCATCCGTTCACCTCCTTTCTGATTATAGTATAGCATATGTATATACAATTGTCAATAGGTTTTTGCTAAATTTCTAAAAATTTTTTAATTTTTGTAATTGGTTCCAGAGCGTCAGCCACTTGACCGGCGCTTTTTTCATGCCCAGAGATAAAAGGCCGGGCGCTTAGACAGCTCATAGGTTCCTTGACCCTCCTACCTATGGCCCCGGCCTGTCTCTGGTAGTTATTTGCGAGGTGGTGAGATTGCCCAGGGCGCCGAACGAAAAAGTAAATGAGGCATACAGCTTGTACAGGCAAGGCGTTCCCCTGGTCGAGATAGCCAAACGGCTTGAAATGCCTGCAGGAACTGTCCGGCGCTGGAAGAGCGTTTACAAATGGGATGGCGAGCGTTCGAATAAAAGCGAACGTTCGCAAAAAAGCGAGCGTTCGGAAAGCGAACAGAGCGCTATTGCCGAGCTCGTTAATTCAAACCTCACCGATAAGCAGAAGCTGTTTTGCGTCTATTATGTCAAGAGTTTTAATGCTACTAAAGCCTACCAGAAGGCTTACGGGTGCAGCTATGAAACAGCGCTGACAAATGGTCCATCGCTGCTAGGAAATGCTCGGATTCGTGATGAAATCGCCAGGCTTAAGCAGGCAAAGCTTAATAAGGCGATGCTTGAACCTGAAGACATTTTCCAGAAGTACATGGACATAGCCTTCGCCGATATTACCGATTACGTTGAGTTCGGGAAAAAGACTGTTCCGGTTATGGGTTCGTTCGGGCCAATCGTTATTAAGAATGAGGAAACCGGAGAAAAGAAAGAACTTACGAAAGAAGTTAACGTAGTCCATTTCAAAGAGAGTTCCGAAGTGGACGGCACCCTTATAAGCGAAATCAAGCAGGGCAGGGACGGCGCCAGCATTAAGCTGCTTGACCGCATGAAAGCTCTGCAATGGCTAGCTGAGCATATGGATATGGCAACCGAGGAGCAAAAGGCTCGGATTGAAGCCCTAAAGGCGAAGGCACAGCTTTACGATAATGGCGACACCGAGGACGACGGCTTTATCGAGGCTCTTGCCGGGAAGGTTGAGGACGTGTGGCAGGACGAATAAGGCAAGCGACATTTAAGTTTAAGCCGTTTTCCAAGAAGCAGCTGAAGGTCCTCACCTGGTGGATGCCAAACTCTCCGGTGCGTGATTATGACGGTATTATTGCCGACGGCTCCATACGCTCAGGTAAAACGCTGTCCATGTCGCTGTCCTTTGTACTGTGGGCGATGGAGAGTTTTCAAGGGCAGAATTTTGCCATGTGCGGCAAGACAATCGGGTCCTTTAGGCGTAATGTGCTTGTCTTGCTGAAGCAAATGCTTCGTTCTAGGGGATACGGCATCTCCGACCACCGCGCGGACAATTTGCTAATCGTGACCCGGAAAGGCGTCACGAATTATTTTTACATTTTCGGCGGCAAGGATGAGCGTTCGCAGGACCTAATCCAGGGCATTACCCTGGCCGGATGCCTGTTTGATGAGGTTGCGCTTATGCCGGAGAGTTTTGTGAACCAGGCCACCGGCCGCTGCTCAGTCGACGGTTCTAAGTTCTGGTTTAACTGCAATCCAGGCAGCCCTCAGCACTGGTTCAAGCTCAACTGGATAGACAAAGCTGCTGAGAAGAACCTGTTGTACCTTCACTTCACGATGGAGGATAATCTCGCGCTTACGGAGAAGATTAAGGCGCGCTATCGCTCCATGTATTCCGGCGTGTTCTATAAGCGTTATATCGAGGGGCTTTGGACGGTTGCCGAGGGGCTTATTTACCGCCTCTTTGTGGAGAACGAGGAGCGGTATTACATTGACCACAAGGACGTGCCGCGGCTTAAATACATCGAGGTCGGCGCGGATGTTGGGGGCAATAAATCAAATCACGCCTTCGTCGCAAACGGCTTCGATGAGGATTTCCGGGTGATGTATGTTTTAAAGGCAAGGTCGATTAAGGCTGACGGCGTATCGGTCTCTCAGTTTATTAATGAATTTGTCAAGTTTGTGGATTCGGTAATCAAAGACTACGGCTTTGTCGACACCTGCTGGCCGGACTGCGCCGAGGCGGCAATAGTGAACGAGCTGGCGGCCAAAACGCCATACCGTATCCGCGGCAGCATCAAGGGCGAGATAATCGACCGCATACGCTGCGCGGATATTCTTTTTTCGGAAGGACGAATTAAGCTTGTGCGCGGCGAGACCGAGGACTTTGCCGCCGGCCTGCGCACGGCCGTGTGGGACCCGGATAAGTTTGAAGATACCCGACTGGATGATGGCACCAGCGATATTGACATCCTGGACGCCTGGGAGTATGGATACACGCCTCATATGAGACGGTTGCTTAGGAGTTGGAAGAATGAAAATACCTGATAGCGTGAGAATCGGCGGCGTTGTTTACGCCGTAAGATATGAAAAGCGCTTGAATAATGGCTCAAATCTGGCTTATGGGCACATTGATTATGATAAGGCGCTTATTAGACTAGCTTCAAATTTGCAGTCTTTCCAGGGAGAATGCCAGACTTTTTTACACGAGATACTCCACGGGATTGCAAAGCATTTTGGCTTGGATGTTGAGGATGATGAGGAAACCATAGATAAGCTCGCAAGGGGCCTTTATATGGTAATAGCTGATAACCCGGATATATTCCGGTAATAGAAAGGCCAACTCTTTCGAGTTGGCTTTACCTTTCTATTTGCCGGACTTGTTTTTTGTTGGATCGACCAGAATGTATCCTTGGCCGGGCTTATCGGTTGGGGGCAGAGTGTGGCCCTTTGGTGCGGTTATTTCTTTTCCTGTACGCCCACCTCTAGGTCCGACCTGCTCATACTGGCCAGATTTTGGTGCCGGCTGCCCTGGCTTTAATTTTCCCATAAGACACCATCCTTTCTGTTTTGATAACTATAGTGTAGCACTAATTTTTTGGAAATTCGACAGGAAATGTAATTTCATTTCCGCGGAAGGAATTGATGCCTATGCTCGAGAGATTTCGGGACTGGATAAAGCGCATATTCGGCAAGACGCCTGTGGCTGAGAAAGAAGAATATCAAAACGCTCAATACGCTCTGCGTTACGAGGATATTCGCAAAATAAACTTTGGGACCATATTTGCACACCGGCTTGCGAACAAAGTCTGCGCCGACAGCACGATTACGGTTACGGCGCCGAACGGCGGGCCAACCGCCCGGTCGGAGTTTATTGACAAAGCCCTGCAGAAAGTGTGGGCAAAACTAAAGAAAATCAC